CGGGCAGATCGGTTTTAAGGCCACCCAGCGGGTAGACGGCAAGCTGATTTTAGCCGAGGCCGTTAAATTCTTGCAGATGAAGGCGTAGGTGAAAATAGATGAGCAATGTAAAAAACTACAGCATCCAGGGCGGGGAAAAGTGGGTGGTGGAAGGAGAGCTGGAGCTTACCGGAGGCGGTAGGCTTCTTTTTAATGGTGGAGAGCTAAAACCAGTAGCGGGGCCGGAAGATAGCGAGGCTGGCACCATCGCCGAGTTAAAGACTAATTTTAATGCCCTCCTAGAAAAACTTTACGGCGCAGGGATTGTGGCGGCCGATAAATCGGCTTTAGAAGAAGCAATCCTTTCTGCATTGGGGCTTTTAGACGGGGCGGCGGTGGGTGAAGAGCTGGGGCAGTATCCGGAAGTTGCATATAACGCCTTTTTAGCGGCTATTGAAACTGCCCAAGGTGTGGCTGATGGAAAGGGCATTACCCAAAGCCAGGCGAACACGGCCACCGAGGTTTTGCAGGTAGCCACGGCGACCTTCGAAGAAGCGGTAATAGTATCGGCAGGCTGATAAAGGAGGTGATGGGTGTATGCCGGTAACCTTAGAAGAAGTAAAACTTTATTTGCGTCTAGATAGTGATGAAGAAGATACGCTCATCACTAATTTTATTTCCGTTGCTAAGGAGATCTGTGAAGATATTTTAAGATATCCCCTGTCGGAATTTGACGAAATCCCGGCGGTGGTCCGGCAAGCTCTGCTTTACTGTGTGGCCAATATGTACGAAAAAAGGGAAGGAAGCCATTACTACCTGAAAAACGAGGGCGGCGGTATCGAGGAGACGGTGCAGGTTATGAAGTTGATGCTTTCTAACCTGCGCCGGAAGGAGTGGTGACAAATATGGAAATTGGGGATTTAAGGCACCGCATAACCCTCCAAAAACTTGTCACCACCGTTAACAATAGCGGCTTTGAGGAGAATGCCTGGGTGGGTTATAAAACCCTTTGGGCGGCGCTTTCAAACCTTCATGGCCGGGAATACTATGCCGCCGCCGCCGTTCAAGCGGAAAACACGGTGAAGTTTACCATCCGCTATCTGCCGGGTCTAGATACCGCCATACGGATTTCTTTTCGGGATAAAAGCTATGACATAAAGGCTATCGATAACATCAAATATCAAAACCGCTTTCTAGAAATTAAAGCCCAGGAGGTGAAAGCCGGTGGCTAAGATGGAGCTATTAGGGATGGAGAATTTAATTGCCGAGGTGGAGAAATTAGGGGCTGCCGGAGACCGGATCGAAAACAAGGCCTTAAGGGAAGCGGGGGAGGTGGTCCGGGGGGCCATTGAAAAAGAAGCCCCTAAAAGAACCGTAACCTTAAAGGAAAGCATCAAAGCCTCCGGGGTACGCACCAGGGAAGGTATGAAACAGGTGTTGGTAGGCCCCGGGGATGAGGGTTGGTACGGCAAGTTTGTGGAATTTGGCACCGTCAAGATGAAGGCCAATCCCTTCATGGCCCGAGGCTATGAAACCTCCAAGGAAGAGGCGGTGGAAAAAATAGCGGAGGAGCTAACAAAGGGGTTGGGGCTATGAGTATCAATGAAAAGGTGATGGCCGCCCTAGCCGGTGTAGGGGTGCCGGTACGCTTCCAACATTACGGCGGGGAGGCTGAAACCTACATCACTTTTTTCACCTATCTGGATCGGCCGGCAGGTTATGCCGATGATAGGGAGCAGGGCACCGGCAACTATGTGCAGGTGGATGTGTGGAGTAAAGGAGATTACGGCAAATTGGTGGAGAACGTTCATAAGAAGATGCTGGCTGCCGGATTTGTTAAGCAAAGTTTTTATGACCTCTACGAAGAGGAATTAAAGATATATCACAAGGCGATGCGTTTTTTAAAGGAGGTTTAAGTTAATGGCACAGGTGGGGTTAAAGGATTTACATTTTGCTGTTTTAACTGCCGATACCAAGGATAATTTAGCTTACGAAGGACCCAAGCCCATGGTGGGAGCCATCAATGCCACCATTAACCCGGAGGTGGGCACCCAGGAACTTTACGCCGATGATCAGTTGTGGGAATCGGTGTCAACTTTGGGCAAGGTCGATGTGGAGATCGAAACGGCGGATCTCCCCTTAAATATCCGGGCGGAGATTTTGGGCAATGAACTAAAAAAGGGGGTGCTCATCGAGAGGGCCACCGATGTGCCGCCCCATATTGCCCTAGGTTTTAGAAGTCTAAAATCAAACGGCAAATACCGCTACATCTGGTTACTCAAAGGGGTGGCCCAACCGGTGGCCGAGGATTTTGCCACTAAAAAAGATAGTGTGGAGCATAAAACCCCCAAGGTGAGGTTTACCTTTATGGCTCGGGTGCATGATGGCCAGTGGAAGCATACCGCCGATGAGGACGGCGAGGGTTTTAACGGGGCTAGGACCTGGTTCAGACAAGTCCCCGGTGATACCACCGTTATACCTGTGGACAAAACGGAACTTGGGGAGCTAATCGGATTCGCTCAGGATATTTTAAATGAAGCCGAGGAGGGCACAGAGCCGGGCCAATATCCGGAGGAGGCCCTTTCCGCTTTGGAAACGGCCATAGAGGTTGCCCAAGGGGTGTTAAATGATGAAAGCGCCGCCCAAACGGCTGTTGACGGGGCGGTGACCGCTTTGGAGCTGGCCATAACAACCTTTGAGGCGGCAAAGATTACGGAGGGTTAGGTTATGGAGGTTGTTCTCAAAATTAAGGGTAAGGATAAAAATTATACCGCGGGGTTTATCAGCGCCCGCATGTTAAGGAGAACTATTGAGATAGCGAAGGAGGTCAATTTTGAAAACATAACCCCGCAGGAGTTAGATAAATTGATCGACTATGTGGTGGAACTGTTCGGAGGTCAATTTAGCCGGGACGATGTTTATGACGGGCTGGCCTCCAAAGACTTAATCCCCACCATCACCCGTTGCATCAATCATGTGGTGGGGGAGATGGCCGAGGCTACGGCAGATGATGGAAAAAACGGGTAAAAGGGGAAGCCATGGATCCCCAAGAATTTATCGACCGGCTCTATTTGACATTACTGGAGCAAGGCTGGACCCTAAACGAAATTGATTCCATGGATGTTATCTACTATCTACATCTTCTCAGGCGGAAGCGGGGGGATGAAAAGGTGTATATCGACAGTATTTTGTAGCGCCTGAATAAAGGGTGCTTTTTTTATGCTCAAAAAGGGGGTGAAACATTGGCTAAAGAGATCGGCGAACTAAATGTAAAAATCGGGCTTGATTCCACCGGCTTTCAAAACGGCATCAGTTCCTTAAACCGGGAAATGCGCAAGGTGCAATCGGAATTCAAGCTGGCCAGCGCCGAGATGGGCAAACACGGCAAAGAACTGGACGGGCTTAAACTAAAATCCGAAAGCCTTTCTAAACAAACGGAACTGCAGCGGCAAAAGGTAAAGGCTTTGGAAGCCGCCCACCAAAGATCGGCGGCGACCAAAGGGACCGATGCCAAGGCCACCGCGGATCTGGAGATAAAGCTTAACAAAGCCAAAACCCAGCTCGCTTATATGGAACGGGATCTGAAAACGATCAATAAGGAGATTGAGCTACAATCCTCCGCTTGGCATAAATTCAGCCAAGGTTTGGAAACTGCTGGGCAGAAGTTTAAAGACATCGGCAGCAAAATGCAGACTTTGGGTAAAAACCTCAGTCTCAAGCTAACGACACCCCTGGTGGGCCTTGGGGCGGCGGCAGTCAAGGTGGGTTCGGACTTTGAAGCGGGGATGAGCGAGGTACAAGCCATCAGCGGCGCTACCGGCGGGGACCTGGAACGGCTCAGGGAAAAAGCAGCGGAGATGGGCGCCAGCACCAAGTTCAGTGCTACTGAGGCCAGTGAGGGCTTAAAATATATGGCTATGGCCGGCTGGGAAACATCCCAGATGTTAGACGGGCTTGAAGGGGTGATGATGCTGGCCGCTGCCTCCGGAGAAGATTTAGGCCGGGTTTCGGATATCGTCACCGATGCCTTAACCGCCTTTGGTCTGGAGGCAAAACAGGCCGGCGAATTTGCCGATCTTTTGGCCAGTGCATCTTCCAGTAGCAATACCAACGTTAGTCTGCTGGGGGAATCCTTTAAGCATGTGGCGCCCCTTTTTGGCTCCCTGGGCTATAGTGCAGAGGACGCAGCCCTGGCCTTGGGGTTAATGGCCAACGCGGGGATTAAAGGGTCGCAAGCAGGCACCACCCTAAGAGGGGCTATCACCAACCTGGCCAATCCCACCGATAAGATGCAGGCCGCCATGAAGCGCCTAGGCCTGTCCATCACTGATGCCCAAGGCGAGCTGCTTCCCTTCAAAGATGTCATGGATGAATTAAGGGAAAAGTTTGCCGGGCTTACGGAGGAGCAGCAAGCTCAGGAAGCGGCCACCATCTTTGGGAAACAGGCCATGGCCGGGATGCTCTCCATTATTAATGCCAGCGAGGAAGATTACAAGAAACTGACCAGTGCTACTAGGAACTACAGCGGCACCGCCAAAGAGATGGCTGAAATTATGGAAGACAACCTGCAAGGGGGCCTAACTAAACTTAAATCAGCCCTGGAGGGGGTAGGGATTCAGATCTTTGAACTGCTGCTCCCCCATCTGCAAAGTCTGGTGGGGATGCTGCAAAAGGCGGTGGACTGGTTTGCCAATCTTAGCCCGGCTACCCAGGAAACCATCGTTAAGGTGGCCGCCTTGGCCGCTGCCATCGGACCGCTTCTTCTTATTGGCGGTAAACTCTTTGCCGCCATCGGCTCCGTAATGGGGGCCCTTTCTACTCTGTCGGGGGCTATTGCGGTAGTTACCATGGGAGCGGCGGCGGCTACTCCGGCGGTAGGAGCCTTGGCCACGGCCTTTACGGTTTTGACGGGACCGGTGGGGCTGGCGGTGGCAGCCATTGCCGGGCTGACGGTAGCGGGGGTGGCCTTATATAAACATCTGCAAAAAGACAGCATCCCAGCGGTTCAGCTTTTTGGAGACGAGGTGTCAGAAGCTACTAAAAAAGCGGTAGGCGGGTTCTTAGAATTAAACGATGAAGCCAGCCTGGCCTTAAAAGAGCTTTCCTGGAGCGCTAGGGAAGTTACCGCGGAGATGGCCGAAACTATTTCCGGTAATTTTTCTAAGATGGCCGAGCAGGTGCAAACGGGCCTGGATAAACACCATCAGGAATCCTTGGCTAAAATTGAGGGCTTTGTTCATAGCAGTACCGGTTTGTCTAAGGAAGAACAAAATGAAATTCTAGGCAACATGCAAAAGGGCTATGAGGACAGAAAGCAGAGCATAGCCGAAGGGGAAGCGCGGATTAAAGAGATGCTGGACACAGCCTCCGCTGAGAAAAGGGCCTTGACCCGGGCCGAGCAAGAGGAGATAAACATCATCCAACAAGAGATGGTGGATACGGGGATCAGGGTGTTAAGCGAAAATGAAATTGAAGCCAAGGCCATCATGGAGCGCATGAAGGAGCATGCCGGTCGGATGTCCGCTCTGCAAGCGGCCGAGGTGGTTAAAAACAGTGTGGAGCAAAAGGATAAAGCCGTAGAAGCCGCCGAGGAGCAATACAATGAGGTGATCAAGGAGATCATTCGCCAAAGGGACGAGGCGGGGACCATTTCCCAGGAACAGGCGGATAAGTTAATCAAGGAAGCTACCCGGCAAAAGGATGAATCCATAAGGCGGGCCGAGGAGATGCACCAACGGGTGATCGCGGAAGCTAAAGCCCAGGCCAAGGAACACATCAGTCAGGTGGACTGGGAGACCGGTGAAATTATGAGCAAATGGCAGGTAATGAAAGAGGATATAAAAACAAAGGCCAAGGAAATTAAGGAAGACGTAATTAAGAGATGGGAAGAAATAAAGGTGGCCACCGCCGAGGAGTGGGGTGCTCTAAAAGCAGATCTGCTAAATATATGGGAAGAGACGAAAATCAAGGCAGCCGAAACCTGGCAAAGCGTGAAAGAGTCGGTGGTGAACAGTCTGGATAAGGTAAAGAGCGCCATCGGCGGGGCTATCGAGAAGATCAAGGAATGGAACGCTACCCAAGTGAAAGAGAAGGTTTTTAGCATCGTGCAAAATATTAGGGAGACTATTACCCGGGTAGTTTCCACTGTTAGCGGGAATGCACCGGCGGCTAACTTTAGCGGTACTTCCTTCTTCCCCGGTGGACTGACCATGGTGGGGGAACTAGGTCCGGAGCTGGTGGCTCTACCCCGGGGAAGCAAAATCTACAGTGACCGGGAAACCAAAGAAATCTTAAAGAAGGAAGGGGATATCATCCAGCATATTACCATTAATAGCCCTGCTCCCCTAAGCCCGGCGGAGACCGCCCGCAGGATTAAAAACGCTTCCCGGCAACTGGCTTTAGAATGGTAGGAGGTGAGCCGGTGGAGGATATTACAATAACCAACCAAAATGGAGAGAGTATTTGTTTGGGCCGTCGGGGCCCTTTTTTCTTGGAAAAAATCGAGGGTCTAGGTGAGGTGGAAGTAGGCATCGAAAGTCAAAAGGCTCCCTACCAAGACGGCTCTACCTATATTGACAACACCTTGGAGAACCGGGCTTTAAGCATGGAAGGCACAATTATTGCCAAAGGCAACCCTGAGGCATTGCCGGCGGCCAGAAGAAAGCTGCAAAGGGTGCTAAACCCCAAATTGGGTGAGGTAGTGATCATTTATCGGCAAGGGGAAAAAGTTAAAAAGATTACGGGGATGGCAGAGAGCACACCGGTATTTCCCGGGGGTAAGGGACGCCGGGGCCATTATTATCAGAAATTCTTGCTGCATCTAATCTGTCACCAACCCTTCTGGCTAGATCAGTTTACGGAGAGCCGGGAAATTGTTACTTGGATTGGGGGGATGACCTTTCCCTTACTTTTACCATCCCGTTTTGCCATGAAGGGGCTGCCGGTTATAAATGTCGTCAATATGGGGGATGTCGAAACCCCGGTGAAAATTGAGTTTCAAGGCCCGGCCACCAACCCAAAAATAGAAAACCGGACCACCGGCGAGTATATCCAGGTGCAAAGAA